TCGCGTTCTACTAAAAGTACTTGAGAGCGCTGCCCGAAGGCGCTGATTATTGCTCCTGACGGAGCCAACGTCCCCCCCCCTGGTTTCTGAAGGGGGCCCTTGAGGTTGCACCGAGACCCCTCTCTCGGTTGCTAATCAGTGGGGCCAATGGCCCCGGGGCAGACCACGCGGTCTGGTTGGGTTTGGAGGGAATACGTCCCCCCGCGAGCCCGCCGCTATCCGGCGACGGTCGGGTTCGGCCGCTGGGGCCTTATTGTGCGAGGGCGAGCTGGATAGCCTCGTCCTCATGTGTGAATTGGGCCGCAGGCGGGTGGTTCTCCACCTCGGCGTCCAATTCTGTCCAGGTTCTGCTCATGCAGTCCCAGACAGCCGGCACGACCTCCCTTGCTTTGACGCGCTGGAGCCGCTCCTCTTCATCGCCCGCCAGCAGTACCCAGTTGGAAGTGAATCCTCGCCGACGCAATGCTTCGGAGACAAGGTGCGGCTTCTCGTGGGTCATGACCATGTTGAGCTGTGGCCGGGCGCCGCTAGCTAGTCTGCCGGCGACGGTTCCTGCCATCTGGTCCCACCACGAGTCGTACAGGAACGGGTTGCCCTTATAACGGGTGTATGCCCGCTGGCCAAACGTGGCGCTTGCCAGCCTGTCAAATCTGACCGCGTGGCGCTGGTTGAGGCGCCGGGCCAACCGCGACATGCCACCCCCGTGCTTCGTGGCCAACACGGTGATGTGACGTCCCTTGTAGTTACGGTGGTCGAGTCCGAATGCCGGCTGGGCAGCACGATGGACCGAGAGACCCGCTACCACGTTGGGGTCCGCGCAGACCCGGCGAGACTGCTTGGGCGGGGGCGCTAAGGGTTTCACCCTCAGCCGCTTCTCGGGCGGGGCTTCCCGTACTATCGCCTCGAACCCGCCCAAGATTGACTGTTCCCGGCGGCCGACACCCAAGGCTGCAAGCACATCTTCCTCCGTCACAGCGCGGCCGTGCTGTTTCGATAGGTTCCATGCCTGCACGGTGGCCGATAGACCAGGCCCGGGTGGCAGCGGCGGCAGGCCCCAGGGGACCTCGGCGAAGTCTGTGCCCCGTTCCCACCTCGAAGCTACCACGGCGCTGGTGCGGTCGCGCCTGTGGGAACTTTCGACGCTGGAATGTGCGTCATTCATTACCTCGTTCTTCCACTGCTCCTTCAGCCAATCCTTGTTCAACGCTCGCCAGATCCACCGTGCTTGTGGGGTGGCAAAATAGTCCTTGACCCCCTGGGAATCCCAGTTGGCTTTCGCCTTCTGCCGCACGACTAGGTCTGGCGGGACCTTCGCGTCGAAGCCAGGGCAACCGGAGAAGAGCTCCCTACCAGCCAGGCTCCACATGGCATGCCGCCGCCACATGAGCGAATGCCGGCCGTCGTCATCGTAATCGGCCATGAGTGCGTCTAAGTACATTGCGCACATCCTGGCCGCCACGGTCCGTGGCAATCCCCGGGCGTGGGCCTCCAACCAGTTTTCGGCTGTGCTGGAGAGCACCGCATTGAGCCATGTTCCAGAAGGCCGGTACCAATTACCTGTGGTCAGGGTGGCGAGGACGGAACACAGCGGCTGGCGGGGAGTGGCATCCTTGCTTATACACCGCTGGAGGTACTCCCCGTGCTCTCGCCCCGCCATCTGCTTAGACGCGTTCATGCGTAGGCCGGAGTAGCGACTGGCCATTATGTACCTGGCACCCTCTGCCCACTCCTGTACCCAGAACCATTCGTCGTCGCCTGACTCGGATGGGTCGTAGTGGACATTCCGGAATCCCACCTGCCTCACCTGCAGCATCATCAGGTGCCGGTCGATGTCATGCTTGGTGGTGTTGTCCGCCGTCGTGCCTCTGTGGCCCGAGCCCAACCCGATGAAGATCCTCCTCGGTTCGTTTCCGTAATGGAGGAACGTTAGGTTGAACGACTCAGCTATCCACCTGCAGGACGCAGCTCGGTCAACGGCAGCTTGGTGGGTGAAGCGCTCCCAGGCATCCGCCCGAGCGTCCCATAACGCTTGGAGTTCCCACAGCTCGTGCTGCCAGTTGTAGTCGTCCAGGTCGGCCGATATCTGACAACCGGTCCTGCTCTTGACCGCTCCCTCGAGCCACCGTCCGATGACCTCGGGCCGCTGACTCGCGGCCATTCCACGGTAGTTGCCGGAACCCTCCAGGCCCTTGATTCCATGGGCCGCTATCATGGTGGATAGGTCACCGCTGGAGATGAGGGTACGGGCCTTGTTCCCAGGCTCGGGTTTGGTCGATACGCGACCTATGTTCACCGGCTTGCCCTCTCGACCATCCGCGTACCACTGCCAGGGGAGCCCGCTGAGAACGGCCTTCTTGGTCGGTCGGTCGCTGGGAGCTGCGTCCTCGCTCCCGATGCCGAGTGGCTCGACGTACTGGCTGCAACTGCTGCTCCCCGAGGGTCCGTTGACGGCCCGCATGTCCCAATCATCCCTGGCGGTGCGGTGGTCGGAGCGTACGCGCATCTTGGTGGTCGCATACTCCGACACCTCCTTGCACTGAGCCCTGAACTCCTGCTCGTAGTCCCCCTTGAGCAGCGTCTTGTAGACGGGACGAGTTGTGCGTTTCTCGTACTCGGCATCATAGTCCGCGACCAGAGCATGCCGCGCCAGGATGGACGATAGCTTGCGCATCTCCAACCACTCGTGGGCTCTGAGGGATCCTACCATCCCCGAACGGCGGATCACTATGGAGACGTCCTTGGCCCAGTCCATCGTAGCCTTGAGGGTGGCCCGATGTATGCCTACACGCTCCAGCTCCAGGCGCAGTGGCCGTGACAGGGAAGACGCCCAGAGGAGCCGTGCTGCCTTGCAGAAGGCCGAACCATTGCACTTGGTTGACCAGTGGCGAAGGTTGGAGCCGACGGCGTACCGCGCCATCTTCACGGTAGCAGTGATGGGCATGCCCCCGAGCGACTTGCTGGGCATTTCCTCGGGGTAGTCATCAGACAGAGACCCGCTGGGAGCTAGCGAAATGCGTACCGCTACTTCCCGGAAGGCCTCAACTGGTGCTGACGCTGGGTGCATGATGATCTGTTCCCAGGCGGATGGCGCGGTGACCCCCTTATCGAGTGCCGCCCTGATCCACGCCTCCGACTTAGTGCTCGCCCTTTTCATGCACGGCACGCTGCGGATGACCGGCGCTGGTCCCC